AGTAGACTCCTTCACTTCGGGTTTTGTGTAGGAAGATAAATTCAAAACGTGAACGGATTGACTTACCTTGTCTACTGCTAAACTTACTTTTCTATTCTTAGCCACCTTAATATTTTTATTCATTATATAATTACAAAGTCATTATCGTAACTCTCATCAGACTTATACTCTCCTTCGTTTATAAAGTATTTATCTAAATTAACTTGGTCGGTACAGAATATTAAACCTCTGTATATTTCAACAGCTCCATCCTTAACTACGAATGAATACTGATTGCCTTCTAACAAAGCAAATGTTCCTGCTAAAACCATAAAATCTTCTTCTGTAGTTTTAGTTACAGTTATGTCTGATGTGGTTCTAGTTGATTTGTCTGTTAAAGACAAAGTTGGACTTGTTGCATCAGCACGAGGAATTATTCTAATTGACTGCTCTGCTGTTGATGTAGTTAAAATCTCCATAACAAAGTAATAGATTAAGCTTAAAGTGTTTTATATATAGCAAAAAAAAGGAGGGCAAATGCCCTCCCTTTAAACCTAAACCTAATAGTTATTAGGGGTTTCTCTGAGTTGATGGAGTTGCAGTACCTGTTATCCCTGCGAATGGGTCTGCTGCTGTAGCACCATCTACAAAATTTGGTAAAGTAATCTCGTTAGCGGTCAATGTTAAAGTGTAACCATTTAGGTCTCCCATTGCTGCTCCTGTAACTGCTGTACCTGCGGTAACATCAGCTCCATTTTCTCTACCCACTAACATTACACCTCCATTGTAAGTTTCAATGAAAACGTAAGGACGACCATAAGCCATCAATTTCAATTCTTTGTTATCCTCTTTCGTCAGTTTAGGGAATGTTAAATTCACTACCTGCTCAAAGAAGGTTGTACCATTGTCAATAGACGAGGTAATATTTGTTTCTAAGGAAGAATTCCCTTTAACATCGTAAGTGTGATAAGTAAAATCCCCTGTAATGTCGGTAACTTCGTCATTAGTGCCTAAAGTTACTCCTGTTAGGTCTCCGTAATCAACGAAATGAATTTGTCTTATACCACCTACAACATCTTTACAAGGTCTTAATCTTCCCCCAGTTAAATCACAAGCCATAGTTTTATAGTATTAAAAAAGGGTAAGTAGGCTCTTGGCTTACCTACCCTCTTTGATTAGTTAATTTGTTTATTACGAGTAAAGAACGATGTCAGAACCGATTGCGTGTTGAATACCTGCTGTATATCTCATAACGATTCTTACATTTTGAGAACCATCGATGTCAGCCATATCAATTACCTTAACTTCTTGAGAGTCAGATAGTAAGCCAGTTCCAAAGAACAAGTTAGACTTCTCAGCAGCGACCATCTTGTTAGGACTCATACCTGATGCTAGTACAATATTAATACCATCAAATGTTAGTGCGCCTCCGTTAAACCATTGTGTTCCTTTGTTGTCTGTACCGGCAGCTCCTACGTTAGTAGCAAACCCACCTAAAGCTCTTACATAAGCTCTATATACGTTTGGAGCAACATAGATAGTCAAGTCTTCTGAACCGTAAACGCTAGAAGGAATTGCATCAACTGTCAATCCAATTTTCTCAACTGCATTTGCAGCCGTTACAGCAGCACCTGCTCCTACATCGACAACATCTGTGTCAGCTAATAGAGTAACTTCGAAACCATCAAACTCACCTGCGGTTGCATTAGCACCTTGCCAAATTGTGTTTTCAGTTTTTTGTGCAACTTTACCTGCAACGTGAGCAATTAAAAAATCGCTAAAGCTAGAAGGTAGGTCAGAGAAAGCTGAATATCCCATTGAAATTGCTTCCCAGTCGGAAACGAAGTCCTTCTTACATAATTGTAGGTTAACTTGAAATTCTTCAGGCTGAAGGATTCTTTCAGTTAAAGTTAAAGTAGAAGTTGCTGTAAAGTCACAAGTTCCATTTGCAACGATGTCATCAGTAGACACCTTTTTCATCACTTCTTTGAATTTTACATTTGGTTTGATAGTGATTAAATCATTTGCCAAAGTAGTTCCACTTAAAAGAGCTGCGGAAACATATTTTCCTGCAAACTCTCCTGCATAAGTAGTTGTAATTGAAGTAGTTGTAGCCATTTTTTTGTTTGTTTATTGTTTAGTTGTTGTTTAGTTTTGCTAAGACTCTATCCATTGTTCCCATAGGTCTGTTAGCATTTGGTTGACGAAGATTTACTTTAGCTTCGCTTTGATTTTCAGGACTATGTACAATTGGTTTTGCAGCAGCTTCAGCAGAAAGTTTTTCTAGTTGACTAGATAATTCCTCCTTTTGAGACTTGTACAAGGATAATTCTCCTTCAAGTGCGCCTTTCAATGCGTCTAGTTCAGCTTTTAGAGCCGATATAGATGCAGCGAATGCTTCTTCTGTAACATAACCTTCCATTAGTTCTGTTCCTTCTTCTACAAGTTCATCTGCTTCAACAGCTTCTTCAAGCTCAGTAGATTCTTCTTGTACTTCCTCATTAGATGCTTCCTCACTTGATGCTTCTACAACCTCCTCTTGTACCTCTTGTTCGAGTACGTCCTGAGAAAGTTCTTCTTCTTTAGTGAGTAAAGACAACTTTTGTAGAATGTCGTTTAGAATTGTAGTTGCTTTTATACTCTCCATTTTGTTGTTTATTTATAGTAAAGTAATGTTTATATTAACAGGTGTTAGATTTTCACTAAGACCATCTTCCGTTCTGTGTTCTTTGTATGAAATATATTACATCCCATATTTCTACATTTGCACCATTTGCTGTTATTTTTATTTGAATACCATTGTCTACAAAGTTAGAATCAGTATAATATTGAAATACTTCGTGTTCATCTTGTATGGTGTCGTTTCCTTTGTGAAATGATATTGACTTCCTTACCCTTTCTATTTCTCCTGCACCTAAAGCACTAACAAATCTAACATCTACGTGAGTTTGATTAGCGTTGCTAGTTCTCATCTTAAAAACAACAGTTGTAACGTATACATCGTTAATATTATGCCCTAGAACCTTTTTTGTTGCACCATTATAGAATACAACGTCATCACTTTGAATTATATTCCCTGCATTGTTAGGCATTATAACTTCAACTCCATCTACTAGGGTTAATCTAGTGTCTAATGCTGTCGTGTATTGAGTGTCATCGTGCCTCGCCCAACCTAATGTTGATGCACCTCCTTGTGGATAGACAATTACTTGCTGTCCATTATGACCCATATATAATGCATCAGTAGTATGAAGCATCGCTCCATCTTCTATATTCACACTATTTACTTCTGCTTCGTTTGTGTGCTGTACGTGTACTTTATATGCTGAATTGTTTGTTGTTGTTGGCATATGTTTTTATTGTGAATTACCTGTTAAACTTCCTATTCCCTGAGCCTGTATGCTTCCATCACAACATTTAGAAGAATATGTTCTCCCATTCTTGCAAAGACATCCTCTCTTACTGTTTTTCGGAGAGGTTCTACTTGGTGTAGCTTCTTTTTTCATTCTATTTCGCCTATTGATTTAAGTTTAGATTTACTCCAAGATAAAGCTGATTTACCTCCCCAAGCATCATACATGAGTTTACCACACCCATCAGAATAGCTTTTAGAGGCATCTAGGTCGCTTAAATGCCTAGAAAGGAAGCTGTACATCCTTTTTATGGTAGAAACGCTTAAATTGTCCCTAGAGGCTAACTGAGAGGCTCTACGTTTACCTACAGCAGTCCCACAAGAACCCCATCCGTTTTCTTCTGCGTATTCTACTGCTTTTTTGGCATTATTAGAGACAGAAGCAGGGTAGTCATTATAAGACTCTAGTTTGTACCTCTTAGAACTTAGGAAGTCTTGTATTTCAAATAGTATTTCACTAGCTTCACTTTCGTCTATTGAATTTGAAGACTTAGACATCTCTAGTTTGTCTGTGAAGTAACCTTCAATACTAAAACCTTTGACTTTGCCTGTTTTAACGTAGTTATTCCAAACTTCATCATTATTTACCTTCATAGACACCATCCAAGTCCCTACAGGCATATTCAATCCATACTTTCTGCTCTTATCGTGGACTTCATCTTCTATAATCCAACTCTCAACTACGCTCAGACCATTCAACTTAGCCTCGTGTTCTAAAGTAGATTCATTCTGATTCCCATTCATCAGGAATAGCTCTGAAGCCTGTCTAACCGTTTGGTCAGAGAAGTATATGTAATATTCTTCCTCTCCATCTGAACGATAGATGTTCTTGTTAGGAATTAAGGCTGCACCCATGAGAATCCTTTTCTCATTGTCTATTTCAGCCAACTTTGTCTTTTGCTGCTCGTTAAGAGCAATGAAGTTTTCTTCTATTGCAGGTCTATCCACTATTGATATAGCTTCTATGCCTGAAAAAAGAGCGTCTTCGTCAATTAATAATTCTATAATTCTCATAATCCTGCGGTATTAGTTATTTTTCTGTCAAATTCTTGCTGTGAAGTTATTTCACTACCTACTACATAGGCTTTTACTACTGAGTTTTGGTTTCCTCTACCTACTGCTTGTGCTAGTTGAGAGGTTTCTGATGTTCCTACTACATTAAAGTCAGGGGCATTTACAGTACCTCCTGCTGATGTTCCTGAATCCCCTCCTGAAGCACCTCCACCTTGCAATACACCTTTAGCTCTTGCTGCACTTGCCAATACTGCTGCAATTTGAGTTGCGTAGAAAAGCGGAAAGGCAAGAGATGCTCCCGGACCCCCTTTTAACGCTTGCTTTTGCGCTAGAACTAAACCTTGCGCAAAACCTATAGCTGTATTAGCGGTTATCTCTGCTAAGGCAGCTATCTTACCTAACTCAGTACTCTCTCCAATTAATTTAGCAATACTACCTAGAGAGTCTGCATAACTTGACAACATACTCAT